TGTGGAAACATAAAGTTAGCTGGAAATATAATCGCAGAGTTTCTTTTAGGAGTATAAACCTTATCTGCAATTACTATCTCTCCTCCTCTATACCCATCATTAAGAAAAAACAAAAGTGATGCTGATGGATAACCATATTGTTGTCCATGACTATGATGAATATTATCTGCGTGTTCAGACATAAACCCACCTTTACCATATTTGTTTATCTTAAAATCTGTTGTTCTATTTGGATTAAAGTATTTCATGTATGGGTGTTTTTTTTGATATAGACTTACTACTTTTCTTGTTGCATTAATTAAATCAACCCAGTAAGTCATGTTTTCTTTGACATATGTTTCGTCCATTACAACTCTTTTCAAACTACCCTCTGAACCAATATTACCCTTTTCATTTGCAAAAGTTGATTGTTTCCAACCCTTAGAATTTAATGCAAGATTTGATGATAATTCATCTGACAATATATCTTTGTAATATCCAATCCATTCTCTCATTACATCATTCCAGCTTCAAACTTTTTCCAATCTATTGCGTTCTTAATATCCCACCCACGACTATTGATTGACCTGAGAACACCATCAATATACTTGACAACTGTTTCAAGATATGCTACTTTATGTTCACATTGTATAATATCATCATCTGATTCTATGTAAACACTTAAATCACTTTTTAATACTTTGAGGTCAAATGGTTTAGTAACATAGACTTTTGCATCAGCCTTACCACCATAGTATTCCCATTTCTCACGATACATCTTTTTGTAATCACCCTTTGCTTTGTGTAAGAGTAATTCAAATCGTGATTTATGGTCTAGATATTTTGCGTAGAGTTCTTGGTTCTTGAGTGCTTCTGTGTCAAGTCTTTCATCATTTACTTTTAATGAAAGATAAACTTCCATCTTCAATTCATCAAGTGTCATAATATATCCTTTGTATTATTTATAATGCATGGATTTCGTATAGTTTATATGTAAAGGTTGCTTGAACAGTTAAATATTCAACATCAGTTGCACCTTGATTAAATTCTAAAGAACTGATTGATGTAGGATATAAATCTGAAAAAAGCACTTCTACGATTGGATTGTTTTTATTTGAAAGGATTGTTAATGTTGCATCAGAAAACATAGACCTATCACTGGTTGTTCTTCCAACTGCACCAGCATCTGTTCTTGGTACTGCGTTTGTTCCAGTTGGTGTATTAGATGTTGTTGCACGAAAGTTTCTAAACTGTTCTCTACTTTTTGGAAAACCTATTGCAATTAACCAGTCGTGTAGTTCTTTATAATTTTCTAAAAACTCATCACATATAAATGTAATATTTAAATTACCGTATGTAAGATTAGTACCCATAACTGGGATAGATTTAAATGGTGTAGGTATAATTGCATCTGCAAGAGTTAAATCTGGAATATTTGCGGCTGTAGTAAAGAACTCAACTTTTGGAAGTTGACTTAATGTAAACTTAAATTGAGTTGGACTTGCATAGTCCAGTTTAGTCGGTTGTCTTGATACTGCTACCATTGTTTTTCCTTTTCACTTATTTAGTGAGTTAGGATAATGAGGGAGAAATACTCCCTCACATCACTTCATTTACTTTTGGTTGACAAACTCATAAAGTTCTTTTGCAACACCAATAACATCAGATGTTGTTACTGATTGCGTCTTTAAAACTTTTTTGTTTTCTGGGTGTACCTCGTTGTGAGAATATACACTTTCGTTTTCTCTTTGTATATTTCCTTCTAGGATACCTTGTGCTTGTGAAAGTAAGTCGGCTCTGATTTCAAAGCCTGATTTTGAATTGTTTGACATAATTTTCTCCTGTGTGTGTGTCAAGTAATCTTTATTGATTACAGTATTATATAGTAGAAACAAAAAAGGGGACTTGCGTCCCCTTCTAAGTCGGTAACAATTGTGATTACATTAAGTTTGTAACTTTAACTCTTCTGTAATACTTGTTGGTATTTCCAGTGATTGTTATCGCACCGTCAGCAGAAGCAGCAACCGTTCCTGTGTGGAATGGGTTAGCAGCAATTCCGTATCTAGTTTTGAAACCAATCTTTGGTTGGAAACTGTTCTCACCAACTGCTCTCACCATTTGTAGTGGAACATATGGGCAGTAGAACATACCAGCATCATAAGGTGATGTACCTTTGTAACCTACAATGTAGTATTGTGAAGCAGCTACGTTAGCAGAGTATGGGTCTACATACACTTTGTATCTACCGTTCATCACACCAGCAAAAGTTGTTGTTGTGTCGTCTACATTTAAGTTATTTTGTAAAGCAGGTGTGTAGTCTAATACACCAGCCATTTGTAACGCAGAAGCAACATCAGCAGAACAGATAATCATATTACCTTTTCCTCTTCTTGTTTGTTGTCCTATTGCGTTTGCATCTCTTTCAACTGCAAACATTAGTCCTTTGAATTTCTCAACTGACCATCTACCGTTTGAGTCAGTATCTAAATCGAAGATACCAGCAGTAGTTGTGTTTGTAGCTGCACCTTTAACAGCAGATACATAAACATTTCTTACAACTTCTCTGTTAATCTCTGCAAGTATTTCAGCAGATAAGATGTTTGCAAGTTCTGTTTCAGCATCTAAACCATGAATTGCTTTAAGGTCTTGTGCAAGTTCCATTGTGTACTCAGCTTTCATTGCTCTTGTTACAGCAGTAACAGTATGTTTCTCAATACTGAATGCCATTTCAGAGAATGCGTTCGCACCACTGTCACCTAATGCTTCACCTTGTAATGAAGTCATACCAGTTGCAGAAACATAAGTTCCAGCAGAAGGACTGTCGTTAAGTACAGCAGGGTTAGTTTCTGTTGCACCAACATCTCCACCACCGATTGTACCAGCAGCATTTTGGTTAGAAATATCAGGCATTGCTTCGTCAACAAGTGCTTCTGCACCATCAGATGATGCAAATCTTGCTCTCATTGCAAAGATTAAACCAGTTGGGCCAGTCATTGGTTGCACACCACAAATGTCGTATGCGATTAGATTTGGCATTGCACGTCTAACTAGGGATATTAAAATCGGATCCCAGCTATCCATATCAGCGTTTCCACCGAATGAAGAGTTAGTTGGTTTGGTTTCTGCTAAAAAACCTCTGTCTTCTCTTAGAGATTTCTCTTGGTTCTCTAATATGATTGTAGTAACAGCACGCTTGTAAGCATCTTCGATTTTTGGTAAATCTGGGTGCTCAAGGACTGGCTGCCACTTCTCTTGTAGATGTTCTGTTTGAAACATTAGTTTCTCCTTGTTATTATTCTACTTATTTATTTACTTTGCACTCTTAACACCTTTTCCAATAGCCTTCATATAGACTGCCATTGAACCAGAAGTGTCTATGTCCTGTGCGTTGCCAGTTTCTACATCATCTGTTGCTTCAGTAACAACTGGTTTGTTCTTAGGGAAATAACTTTCCTTAAGTGTGTCAAGTTTACTTCTGAAAGAATCTTCGTCAGTAAAATCAACATCTTCAGTTAGTGACTTAAACTTTTCAATTTCGACTTCAGTTAAATCACCAGTACACTGGGATATAACCTGTTCCCTAACTAACTTAGCATTGTTATTCTTGAAGCCGATGTTCTTCTCTACTTCTTCGTTTAACTTTGCTTCTAGTTCAGAAATCTTTTGTGATTGTGCCTCTAGGACATCATATTTTTCGTCTGGCACATCAATATAGTGGTCTTCAAAGAGTTGTTTCAATCCAGAAATGAAGTCTTCTGCAATTTCACCTTTTAGTCCTCTTTCGATTGCAAGTTCATTTTCCTTTGTCCATTCTTCCACGACATAATTGAGATAGTTATCCACTTTCTCAGTTAATTCTGTTTGAGTTTTGTTCATATTTTCGTCAAGGTCTTTTCTGTAGTCTTCTTCTAATCTCTCAACTTCTTCACGAACTTTTGACTTCACTGCAGCTTCAAATACTGTTGCAGCTTTTCTCTTAAATTCTTCTGAAAGGTCACCTTCGCCGTTCATTAAAGCATCAACGTGTTCTTTAACATTGATATCCTTAACTCTCTTTTCTACAGCTTCTGCTTTTTCTTTTTCTTCAGGTGTTTCTTCTTCGTGTGCGTCTTCACCATAAGCAGTTTCCATTTTCTTATAAGATGCGTGTAAATCTTCTTTGTTCATTTTTTCGTATTTACCCATCATCTCTTTCATTTTTTCAATCATTTCTGATTTTGTCATCTTCATTGTTTCGTTTTTTTCATGTCCCATCTCAGAGATTTCTTCTTCTCCCTCTGGAACGTGACCAGCAGCAAGAGGTGCATTTTTACCTGCTTCTTTTGCTTTTGGCATTTTGTCTGGTTTACCTTCACCCTTTTGTTGTGCATCACTAGAAACTTCTTTAGAACTTTTAGCTGCATCTTGACCTTTAGGTGGGTCTACTTTGTCTGGGGTACTTCCACCGATTTCTTCTTCACCAGTTGCACCATCAGTTGGTTTTTTCTTCATTGGTTCAGCAGCAGTTGCACCTTTTTTTGGAGCATCAGCACCATTGCCTTCTTCCAACTCTGCAATCACTTCCGCTTCCAATTCTTCGATTGTTTTATCTATTTCGTTAGCCATGGGGCTTCTCCTTTAAATTGGTCTTTTAGTATAATATATTTATAAATTATAACAACTTGAGGAACTTTGCAAACTCTAACGCATCTTCTTTTGCGTGTCTACTTTTAGTTCTTCGTTCAATTCTATCTTTCATTCTCACCAACTCTGCCTCTACAAGTGTTCCGTTATCCCAAACCCAGTCTTTTCCTTCCATAATACCTTCTACGAAAGCATTTGGAGCAGATGGGTCTGCAACTATATCAGCTGCAGTTGCAAGGTAAAAATCGTTTCTAACGTAGTTCGCACCGTTCTTCTGATTCAAACTACCCATACCTCTTGATGATACACCTAACTTCGCACCTTCGTCCATTAGGTTCTTAACAATCTCACCCATAGGGGTTGACAATATCTTTGCTTCACCAATAAAGTTTTTTCCATCTGGTGTCAAAGATGTAATCATATGAGATGCTCTCTCAAGATTTATAGTTGGGCCTTCTGGGTGTCCAAGTTC